TTCATCAATGACATCAACATATTGTCTATCTTCTGGTTCTAATAGTGTGTAATATTTATGGACTTCTTTGAGGTGTTCTCGGACAATATGAGGGTGGGTGAGATGAGCATTCTTGGCGACATAATCTTCCAATTTGTCCATCTTCTCGTTGATCTTGTCTCTTATTGTAATGACATTATCTGTCAAAGTAATCCCGCTTCCTTAACTAATTGATGAGTAATATTTGGGTATATTTTACCCAAGTTTTGGTCTTTTATAGCCAGCAGTATTTTCGCCTCTGAAATATGAATATCAGATAGCAAATCTATAAAGTGCATTTCTCGTTTCCAAGGATCCATGTTTGGATTCTCCTTAGAATACACATATAATTTTTTTATCTCTGGTTTAAATAAACCGTGTGTCTCACCAATCTCGTTAGGATCGGGTTCAAACGGTGGGTCTCCTTCAGGCAAAAGAAACTTATATTCAGGATCGAAAGCGTATTTGAATAAAAGTTTTAACGCACCGTCTTCTTTGAATTCGTATATTAAATCTGTATTGTTATTTATTGCCTCAAGTTGCTCTGGAATATATCTATATCTCATTTCAATAGCCAGACATAAGTTCCAATCGAATTAAGTCCAATAAAATAACAATTTTGTATGAATAAAGGTAAGTTTTTGTGCCTGACACTAAATTCATACGCCAATATTGTGTGAGCCAATACAAACACTGGAAAACAATATTGAAAATGCTCTATTTTTAAAGCAAGTGCTGTTGCACCAGTTATCAACATTATAGTTGATATCCATTTTATATCAAACAACCTCACTTAACCCCTAATGCTTCTTTTCTATGTTTGACCCATTGTTTCTCATCTGGAAATGTAGGCAAGGTCTTTAACTGCTTTTGTAGTTCCCATAATATTTCATATATTTTTTTCTTACTTGACCAACCGTTTTCTGGATTACTCGCATAAAAACCTAGGTCATCAATATAATCATATATTTGGCCTTCTTGTTGTGAATTTTCAAACATATCAATCATTATTACTCCTTAACACGCACCTAAAGCGGCACATTCTTCACATAAAATTACTTTTTCTTTGATAATTAATTTACCAATCTTTTTTGGTTTTGATGATTCAAAAATAACATATTCTTTATTTGGATTGGTTGTACCACAAAATTCACACTTCTTTAATTTTCTTAATGGATTATTCATTTTTTAACTCCGTTAAATCATCGTATGAACCAATGGTCCCCTTTAAAAATGTATTAAATGCCAAACTGGTTCGTGTGTTCTTACCTTTTTTGGCTTCAACCATATGTGTTAAATATGATGGAAATAATACAAGCATACCTGTTTTCACACTAAACCACCATGATTCAGAATTAAATTGATTCCAATCTTTTGGATTTAATTTAATCTGTTGATATTGTGGATATGGCCGATAAAAGTTAATCTTGTCCAATTCATCATCAGCGTCAATATATAAAACACCTGAAATAAAACTATTTGGATGTTCATGTTTATGGTGCCATTGTCCTTCTTTTGTGTAATTTAACCATGATTGTGTAATATATGGCGATACCTTATTTGATGGATTGATTATAGCATCCATATATAATCTAACCATATCAGTCAATTCAGTATTCAGTGTAGACATTTCAGGTATATCTAAAATGTATCGTTCATCACTTGTTTTATTTCCTTCGTTTGGTCTCATGTTCTTAGCACAATCTTTGAAAACACGATGTTCTTCTTTTGTAAACTCACGGTTCATGTTAAACATCATTACCGGTGTTGGAAATAATGGATGAATTTCAGGCTTAATCATTATTTGTGCCAGTTATTGTGTGATACAATTCTTCAAACTCCTCATGTGTTGCTTTTTCTTCTGCAAAGTTTTGTTTGTGATACACTCTTGCCATTTTTGATAATACCTTTTTAGGTATTTTAAACTCATCAAATAAATTATTAATCACTTCTTTTTGTAATTCTCTTTCAGCTTCTGCTCGTAACATACTGTTACTCATTTCATTCATTGCACCCGCTAATTTCTTTTTTGCATCATCACTCAGTTGCATCTAATTTCTCCTTGTGTTTAGATTTACGGTTGTATTTCTTTTTGTTCTTTTCTACTTTATGACCAAATGGTAAATCACCACGAAATAAAGCATAGAGTGTCGCATTTCTTTGTTTAATTTTTTTACAGTGCCGGGTCATAATCATCATCAATACTATTTAAATAATCAAATACTTTGTTGTGTGCTTCTAATTCATTTGATGCCAATACTTTAAATTTGGCAACACCATCATTGATTAAAACTTCAAACGGGACATTATCTTTTATTTTGAATGGTGCTTCCATTGAAATATCTATCTCATAAAACTTTGAGTTTTTTATTTTATTTAATATATTGATGACTTCACTCATTTTTCAGGCCTTATACTTGATTCCCAACTATCATAGCCGCCTTTACCTGGTTCTATTCTAGGTGGATTCTGTTTATACAATTCGTTTTGTATCCTACATTCTTCTAAATGTTTTGATAGATAATTATTTTTAGTAAATGTATATAGGTTTACAAAAACAATTATGAATAACAGAATTATTGCCTTATATTCCCATATAAAATCTTGTAATAACTGTATATTTTGTTTTATTTGTTCATTGTCCATAATATAATTATATCATCATTTGAGTTAAAAAGAGGCAATTATTTTAAATTGTATTTGATTTTATACCAAACACATTCGTCTTTGTTTAATTGGTTTGGATAGAGGCACCAATGAGGGTCAACACAAGTTTTTTTATTAGTTCCCTTTTCAATACAGGATAAAAATTGTTCTTTTTCTCGTGTTTCTTTTGCTTGAAATGATTGTTGAACCTTTAACCACTCAGCATATTCTTCTATTGTAAAAGTTTCTGCAACAAGTTGGTTAAATTGTTTTTGTTCGTTGATTTTATCTATAACCGTATCTCCACCATTAAGAATGGCTGAGATAGGGTTAAAATTTTCTAGTTCTGCTTTAGTCGCAATCGGAATAAGCATCAATAAGGCGGCGAGCGCAAACCTTATCGTCTTCACATACTCTAAATTTTTCATCGTATACATCTTTCAGTTCTTCAAGTTTTTTATTCTGTTCCGCTTTATCTTTTGCAAGTTCTTTTAGCATGGTGAATCCACTTTCAAAGTAGTTTGCCATTATCTTCGTCCTTTAACATAAACGCCAGCAGGTTCAAAACCAGCTACAGGTTTTAACCATGATGGTGTATTTGGTTCGGCGGTTGCTCTTGAGATTATGCAAATTTCTGCGTATTGCTTGTCACTGTAACCATTTACATCAACAATATTTGCTTGTCTTATTGCGATGGTTGCTTCTTTTTGTGCTTTACAAGCTAAATCGTAGTTTTCTTTGCGAACGGCTTCTGTTGTGAGTGTTTGTAAACGAATTGCTTTTTCTAAACTTTCAATTTTTTCATTGAGATGTTTATATTCAACAGTTCTTGCTCGAGCTGTATTTTCTTCAGAAATCACAATCGTTGGTGTTAATGCTAATAATAAAGTTAGTAATGCTATTTTCATGTTATATTTTCCTTTTGGGATTGTTTAGTAATGTGTCAACTTGTGGCTGACACGACTATTTATCATTTTAATTTTTTACGGTAATTATACATCTTAAGATAGAAAAGGCACCGTTTTGGTTCATGTACCGGATGAGGTAATTCACCATATAACCTAATCATATCTTCATATATTTGTTCTGGATCTACCATACCCATGATACATATGAGTATCTTGTTCCTTTGGTTGTATCGTTTACTTTATGTGGATATAAAAAGTTAGATGGGAATAATATAATATCACCTTTTCCTAAAGGTATCACTTCACCTCTCATCACAAATTCACCACCTTCATAATCATCATTTAAGTTTGCAACAATAGATAATGTTGGAATACCTTTTCTTTCACCATCAAACATATCATGGATATGGTCACAGTGTAATTTCATATTGGTATTTTCACTATATCGATTATATCTTAACATAGTAAACCCAGCCCAACCATCATAATAATCTTTGCAAAACGAATGGTCTTTTACAATATATCGTTCAATAACATTCCATGTTTGTTCCATGAAATATTCTGTCGCTGTAATATCTTTTTCTTTGTTACCTTGAAATAATACTGACAATTCTTTATCGGTTGAATGATAAGAATCTTTATTCATGTTATAAAATGTATGTGTTTCCCAATCTGGTGATTCTTTTAATTCTTTGACTGCATGGTCACAAATTTCATCATT